ATGTCAAAATATCTGCAAATGTGTGAACCGCGCACCGCAATGCTTGGCGAGGAGCCGCAGATCCGAAACCTGCGCGGGTTCGGTATCGCGCTCGACTTCCTGGACGGCCACGCGCAGGACGCGCGGCTACTGGATCGAGCCGACCTCGCCATCGATCTAATCGCCAGGACGGAAGGCGTCGCCGGTGATCGTGCGCGACTGCGCTTCGTGGACAGGTCACCTAGATCGATGTCGGTACGATCGGTTGGCGACGCCTTCTTCGCTGATAAGCGGACTGCGGAGTTTGTGTGGGCGGCCTGCATTGAGAAAATCGGGAACGACGCGGCGCGTCTTGATCGCTTTTTGTCCGGTACGTGCCGCTGATGATCGACCCGCGCATCTGCCAACTTGAGGCGGTCACAAGACCGCCTTCATCACCCGGAGCAGGGCGCACCATCGCCCGCTTCAGTGTTCAGCTAGGTGATGTTCGCGTCAACGGGCTGCTGCTCCGCGAGTACCCGGATGGCACCCGTCGCACCGTTTCCGGGAATATTGGCGGACAACATGCGGTGACCTTCCGTCCGGAGATTGCCGAGAAAATCACGACAGCCGCATCGTTAGCTTTAGCAGGAGGCCAGCTTGCCGCAATTGCCCGCCATCAACCCGCAGCCTAACCCCGCCCCCGCCTTCGACGTGGTAGCCGTCCGCACCCACGTCGAAATGCTTCACCAGTTGGCTGCCGGCCTCCAAGGCAAATTCGTCGTATCCACCTTCTTTGCCAACCCAAATGGGGAGGACAGGGCGGGTGGCATTATTAGCCATCACATCGTTGGTGACGTCGAAGGGACGATAGAAGCCGTAATGGCTCACGCCACCACTCCCAATGCCAACGTGTACCTTAGCCCCAACTTGATGCGGTCCTCGCTGCCGCGAGGCAAGAAGGGCAGCGAGGCGGACGTCGTTGCCGTGCTCGCGTTAGTCGCGGATATGGACGATGACACGGGCAGAGCCGGGCAGATGCCTGTCGATCCTGATTACGTCGTCGAAAGCTCTACAGGAAATTTCCAGTGCTTCTTGCTGCTGGACAAACCTCTCCCTCCTGCTGAAGCAAAGCCGCTCGCCGGTGCCCTGAAGAGGGCGGCGAATTCTGACCATTGCACGTCGGACATCAGCCACGTCTGGCGCGTGCCGGGGTGCTTGAACTGGCCAAACCGAAAGAAGCTAGAGCGGGGTCGGGCACCGGATCCGGTGCCCGTGACTGTGGCCCAAGCCTGGGATGGCAGCCTCATCAGCGTCGACGAACTACAGCGGGTGCTGGAACCTTGGCTCTCATCGCAACAAGATCANGAATTCTGACCATTGCACGTCGGACATCAGCCACGTCTGGCGCGTGCCGGGGTGCTTGAACTGGCCAAACCGAAAGAAGCTAGAGCGGGGTCGGGCACCGGATCCGGTGCCCGTGACTGTGGCCCAAGCCTGGGATGGCAGCCTCATCAGCGTCGACGAACTACAGCGGGTGCTGGAACCTTGGCTCTCATCGCAACAAGATCACCAGGCGGTGACATTGGGCGAATTGCCTTCGCTTGACGGCATCACCTTGTCCGAAACGGCCACGGAGTTGCTCGTCGCGAATGATGTCGGCGATCGCTCCGCCTGGGCTTCCCGGGTCGTCGAGCAGCTTGCGTTCGATGGCCTCACCGCAGTGCAGGCCTGCGCAGCCTTCCTGTCCGCTACTGGCGACTGGTTCCGCCGCTACGACAGTCGAGATGCACGCGCTGACTTCGCTCGCATGTGGGGCAAGTTTGGCGCCGCACATGGTGAACGTCGCGAGGCCGACAGGTTGATGGGTGAGGCGCTGTCGGCGAAACTAACGGCTCAACGTAAACCGCCAGCCGCCGCCAACGACAACATATCGGCAGCCGAGACGCCGCGACCAGTCGACCCTTGGGCGCAGCGAAAGCACCCGGCGTTACCTCTCGGCATCCTGCCGGCGGCAATAGAGAAGTTCGCCGTGTCGCAGGCGGAAATCATGGGTGTTGATGCTGGTGGCCTCGCGGCGTCCGCGTTGGCTGTCTGCGCTGCGGCTATCCCCGACGACATTACGCTGCGCGTGAAGCGTCACGACGACTGGGAAGAATCCGCGCGCCTTTGGGTGGCGCTGATCGGCAACCCCTCGGCGAAAAAGTCGCCAGTTATCACGGCAGCGACACGCCCGCTGCGCTCCATAGACGACGAACTGGTGCGCCGTTACCTTGAGGAGAAACGAAAATACGACGCCCTGGACAAGGCCGGCAAGGCTGAGACGAGCGCGCCGCGTCAGGTGCGCACGCGCATTGAAGACGTCACCGTCGAAGCTGCGCAGGAGATATTGAGGGACAGCCCGCAGGGCGTGCTACTCATCCGTGACGAGCTTAGCGGATGGTTCGGGAGCATGGAAAGGTACGGCACAGGCAAGGGAGCAAGCGCCGACCGGAGCTTCTGGCTGCAAGCGTTCAATGGGGGCGGGTATAGCGTCAACCGCGTCGGGCGTGGTGTCGTGGCGATCGACAATCTGTCCGTTTCAATGCTTGGCGGCATCCAGCCCGAACCCATCCGAAAGATCGTTGCCGATTCGGCTGACGACGGCCTGCTGCAGCGTCTCTTTCCAATCTGCATGGGAACGGCCACCGTTGGTCTCGACGTCCCGCCCGCCGCGGCTGTGGGGGAATATGGCGGGGTTGTGCGGCGCCTATATGCGATGAAGCGCCCGCTGCAGGCGGGAATGCAGGAGGTGGCGCTACGTTTCGACGCCGCCGGCCAAGAGTTGCGACAGGAATTATCGGAGCGGCACCATGAAATGCAAACTTCGTGGGAAATCCTCAACAAAAAACTGGCGGCGCACATTGGGAAATACGACGGCCTTTTTGCACGGCTGTGCATTATATTCCATTGCGTCGAAACGATGGGCGACCGACCGGCGCACGTCATCCCGTTCGCGGTGGCGCAGCGGGCTGCCGAGTTCCTGCACGAGTTCCTGTTTCCGCATGCCTTGGCGTTTTACAGCAACGTCTTGGGGATGTCGGATAAGCACGATGCGCTGCTGTCGGTGGCTGGCTGGATCCTCACCCACCGTCCAGAGAAGATGACCGTGCGAGACGTGCAGCGCGGCGATCGGGTCATGAGGGAGATGGACCGGGAACAGGCGGAGGACGTTCTTCGCCGGCTGGACGCCATGTCTTGGCTGGAGCCGATGCCGGCGGTGCGCAGGGACAGCATCACCTACGTCGTTAATCCTGACGTCTACGTCGAGTTTGAGCACCGCGCGGAGAAGGAGAGGGGGCGGCGGGAAAAGGTTCGCGAACTGATTGCGTCGTCTTACTAACTGCAATCAAAAGCGGATAACTGTCACCAAGTGTCCATTGCGCGCATGAAAGTAGTCCCAAGTTTTGAATCTATCTTTCTAGATTTGGGTATTTCTCTCGCCCGCGCACAAGGGACGATTGGTGACAGTTCATCTGAAGCTGATGGTCCATTCGCCGCCTGCATGGCGCCAAACAAAAATCCCGCCCGCCTGAGCGGAAGGGCTCTCTGTTACAACAGTCTACCGAGCAGAAGTCACACCACCCAGCCGATCAGCTCTCCAAATTGAGGAGGATCAATGCCTATCCGCACTCACCGAAACCAAGGCGGCCCGTTTCCAGGCCGCGGAGCCGCCCCGACAATGGTGCATGACAAAGTGTTGCCACGCGGAACACGCGCTGCGTTCGAAAGGTTGAATGACGCCGCCGCCATGAGGCCGCATGTCACCGATGCTGGCAGCCTGATTGCTGCCAATGACAATCGCAAGAAGGAGGATGCCGCTTGAAATTCAAATCCTTCGAGGATGCCTTTGCGGATGAAAGAACCGCACCTGTCGCTGCTAACGACAACAAACCCAAGAAACACCGTCGCTATCGATTTCGTGGCACGTTGCCGGCACTGAAGTGGCTTTACGAGAACAATCCGGAACTTGCTGAGGCAGTCGCTGCAGCCATCCCGAAGCCGACGTCGACATGGAGCATAGAGGTTAAGGACGGGAAACAGGAAATTCGTCCGACAGTGGGTGAGTTGGTGAAAGCTGCAAACGACGCCCACGGCGAGGTAGTGATTGCACCAAAGCAAAACGACGGTATCGAGCGCATCTCGATCGGGGCGCTGAAGTTTCGGGACGGGCGACTGGTCGAGTGGAATGTCACCAAGAAAGGGCATAAACTACGGCCCCGCGACAGGATCATAGCTGGCGGCGTGGATAGGCCAGCGCCAAGAAATCCAAAGCGATACCTCGCCACAAAGGCGACAACGAAATCGCCAATGGCCGCGGACCATTATCACCGACCAATGTCCGGCGAGCCCGCAATCGCCCCTGGTTACGATCCGTTGCCACGGCAGGAGCCCAACTCGGAGGACAAGTATGGACGTTACGGCGTCGAGGAGGCGCGGGCCTTACTGCGGGAGTTTGGCGTGGACGGATCTGTCGGATTCGAACGGCTTCCTTTCGTCGCCACTGCGGGACCAACGGCAGTCGCGCATGGCGCCCGCTTTCTTGGCGGTATTTCCAGGCCGACCGGCAACTCTTCCGAAGGAGCGGTCATTTGGGAATTGCCGGAAAAGCCGAAGGGCGAGATCGCCGCTATCCTCGAAGAGGTGGCCTCTCGCGGGACGCTGAAGTCTATCGGCATCCGTCTCGGTTACTCCGAAGGCTACGCTGACCGGGCAGGGAAGGCGGCGCTCATAGACGCCGCGAAGACGCTGAAAGCGATGAATGACAATGAAAAAGGTCAGACCCTTGTGCCCGATCGTGTAGCGGTATGACGTATCTAAATAGAAGAACAATCAAGGCCGCCTCGTGCGGCCTTCTCCTTTTTGGGGCGCTGCCGATCAGCGGACGGATAAACTCGCGAAGATCGCTGGGACTGCCTCAAAACTTTTAGCCGTGACACCGTTTAAATTTCTTGCCGCTACCACACCAGCACCGCGCATTCCGTGGCAGATTGGGATCAATCTGCTTTCCAGCGAAAGATATCTGGACATTGTTGATCGCAACACCTGCAGAAAGGTCCAGGAGATCGGGCGAGAATATTGCGGCCGCTCTTTGAAATGGCAAGAAAAGGCCTTCAGCTTTAGGCTCCTTCGTGGAGCCGTCGGAATAAAGTGCACATGAGATAATATTGCTACCTACAGTTCCGTGAGTTCTCCTATCACGAGAAAGACTTCGTATAGTGCCCGCTGCGCAATTTTGGATCGCACGAAGGGGCGCATTTCGCGTTACCAAGTCATTAAGGGGCCGAAGATTGGTCAGAAATTCGTTCTGATTGACGCCGTTCACGGAGACGATAGTTGCGTCCTCTGAAGATTCGTGGACCCTAACGTGAAACGTTTTGCCCGGCTTCTCCAAGAAGAGCCCGGATTCATCCTCTAGATTGCTGACGGTTCCGAGGAAGTGCTGCCCGCTTGCGCGGAAACCTGTCAAAGACAGAGTTATGCCATGCCCTCGATAGGCCAATTTCTGAAATTTCGCCGTCGCAATATCGCCAAACCGATAGACAGTCTCCACGAAATCATCTGCTTTTGCATCGAGGAATGCGTCCAGAATCCACTTTTTTGCTTCGAATGTGCGCAGTGAAGCTAGCCCGGTATACGCATAAAGTGCCACAGCGTCGTTGGATCGGATAAACCCAAGCTTTCCTGAAAATTCGGCCGTCGTTCGTCCGCCGGACGATAGTCTCATGTCGGCAGTTACTGTGGCGCAATGCTTTGAAATAGTGCTGATTATCAGTGTCATGGCAAGCGTTCGTTAGATTGCGAAACACAGTAACCACGTGGACGTGGTTTGCAAATCCCCATTACCTGGCGCGCCTCCTCTCGCGACAGGTAATCCTGCGCCGGGCTCCCTTCGGGTTGAGCTCGGCGCTTTCGATTTATATCATTGTGGGATGATGCAACTTACCATAACGAGCCGTCTTAGCCTGCGATCATTACGACCAATGGTTACGAGGCTACCGTTACGCATATACTCAACTGACTGTTGACTGTGTGATACACGTGTCATACATATGTGTGCATCAACACCGCGATGAAGACCTCATCGTACTTCATGTGAGCAGCCCAGGGCCTTACCAACCCGTGGGCTGTTTCATTTTGTTGACTAGGCGCCGGTTCGGGCGGCGCTTCGCCGACGTTAGCTACTTAGCGCTTATAAAAGCGGTCAGTAAGCTGAATGATCGCCACGATGGCCGTCGGCACGGCCAAAGCAATGATCACAATATCAACACCGGTCATTAGACCTCCTTCCTGCGAGCTTGGGCTAGATTTACCCGGTTACCAGCCGAGCATCCCCCTTCTAGTCGGCTCGTAGAAACACTCACCCGTGCTTGTATTCCCAGAGTTGTCCGATAGTCGGCAGCCGCGCACCTAAGGTGTCAGTATTGGTTGCCAAGATCAATGATGAATTCTACGCAAAATTAAGAGGGCGGCGGTGCTTTCGCTGGTTCGAATCCAGCCACACAGACCATTCATTGCAGGGTAGAGCAGCATGGTAGCTCGTCAGGCTCATAACCTGAAGGTCGCCGGTTCAAGTCCGGCCCCTGCAACCAAGTCCACAGGCAAGACAGCCTGGCATCACCTCTACCAGACTGCCGCATGGAAGCGACTTCGCGAGTGTCAGCTCGCGCTTCAGCCGCTCTGCGAGTTCTGTCTGGTCACAGAGGACGTGACGGCTGCTGATGTCGTTGACCATCGCATGCCGCACAAGGGCGACATGGCGCTATTCAGCGACCCAAACAATCTGCAGAGCCTGTGCAAACCTCACCATGATAGCACAAAGCAGCGCATAGAGCGCGGTGCGATAGACACGCGCCTCGATGGAGATGGATGGCCCGAATGGCGCGAAGGCCGATGATGGGAGGGGGAGGTTGACGCTCTCGCAGTGTCCGGACCTGTACCGGCGGCGAAGGCAACTTTCGCTAATCCTGTATAAAAAAAGTTTTCAGTCCGGAGATTTTGAATGGCGGCACGCGGACGGAAGTCGGCGGCAAGCACCGAGATTGTGATTGCCTCGAATATCGAGGTCATCCATCGGCCGCCGCCGCCAGAGGAGTTGACGGCCGAGCAGGCTGTAGAATGGCGAGCGGTGGTTGACCGCATGCCGGCGGATTGGTTTCCCCGAGAAACCCACGGAATGCTTACCCAGTACTGCAGGCACGTTGTCGCAGCACGCAGGATCGCGCAACTGATCGCAAGCGCGGAGAAGGCAAAGGCCTTCGATATCGAGGCCTATGACAAGCTTCTCAAAATGCAGGAGCGAGAGGGTAGGGCGATATCTTCGTTAGCGACCCGGATGAGGATTACGCAGCAGGCAACGGTTCGGGCTGAGTCAGCGAAGAAGCCGAGTCAGATAACTGCGCCGTGGGAAGATGATGGCGAAGACGATTAGTCGTGCAGAGCGGAATATCAGGTGGCTTGAGAAGCATATTCGTATCCCGGAGGGCCGCTTTGTAGGCCAGCCCATTAAGCTTGCTGAGTTCATGAAGGACGATTTGCGGGCGATCTACGACAATCCGAGCGGGACGCGGCGGGCCATAATTTCCCGTGGTAGAAAGAACGCGAAGACGACTGAAAGCGCGATGATCCTCCTGCTGCATTTGTGCGGTCCGGAGGCTAAGCCCAACAGCCAGCTGTATAGCGCGGCTCAGTCGCGCGACCAGGCCGCGATCCTATTTGAGCTTGCGGCCAAGATGATCAGGATGTCTCCGATCCTGAAAGCTTTTGCTGAGCCAAAGGATAGCGGCAAGAGGATCGTGTGCCGTCAGCTGGGCACCGTCTACCGCGCTTTGTCTGCAGATGCTGCCACGGCATATGGTTTGAGCCCTGTACTCACCATCCACGACGAACTCGGCCAGGTGAAGGGGCCGCGGTCTCCGCTGTATGACGCATTGGAGACCGCCACTGCCGCGCAGGGCGAGCCTCTTTCTATTATCATCAGTACACAGGCTCCTACCGACGCTGACCTCCTTTCAGTGCTTATCGATGATGCTAAGAAGGGTCGAGATCCCCGGACGGTTCTGCGCTTTCAGACCGCCCCTTCCGACCTGGACCCATTCACCGTTGAGGCGGTGAGGGCCGCGAACCCGGCATTCGATCTTTTCATGAACCAGGAGGAAGTCTTGGGCATGATGGAGGATGCGCGGAATATGCCGGCCCGCGCGGCAGAGTTCGAAAACCTTGTCCTGAACAGGCGGGTGGAAACGAGCAACCCCTTCGTTTCCCGCAAAGTATGGATGGCGAACGCAGCTGACCCTAATCGTGATTTCGGAGGGCGTCCCGTATTTGGCGGACTCGACCTCAGCGAATGCAACGATCTGACCAGCCTTGTTTTGATTGCTCCTGAGGTATCGGAGGGCGGTACCATTTGGGACGTTAGGCCGCATTTCTGGTTACCAGGAGAGGGGTTGGCGGCAAAATCAAGGATGGACCGCGTCAGCTACGATGTTTGGGCTGTCGACGGGTACATTGAGGCCGTAGAGGGCGCCAAGAGCATCGAATACGAACACATCGCGAGGCACCTTCGCGACGTCTGTGACGACATGGACGTCCAGAAGATGGCGTTCGACCGATACAACTTCCGTCACCTGCGACCCTGGCTATTGCGAGCCGGATTCACTGAGGAAGAGATCGAAGAAAAATTCGTCGAGTTCGGGCAGGGCTTTGTGTCCATGTCTCCGGCGCTTCGAACGACGGAATCCTTGCTGCTGAACGGCAAAATTCGGCATGGCAACCACCCCGTATTGACGATGTGCGCCGGGAACGCCGTCGTCAAGAAAGACGACGCCGGAAACCGCAAGCTGACAAAAGCAGGCAGCCGTGGGCGTATCGACGGAATGATATCGCTCGTCATGGCGCTTTCCTGCGCCGAAGAGTTTGTCCCGGTTGTTCAGGCAACTTCCCCGTGGGACGATCCGGATTTTAGCATCATAAAGGCGGCATAATGGCTATCAAAGACTGGCTTTTCCGCCCCAAAGAACCGGAAACGCGCACAAGCATCGAAAATCCGACGGTGCCGGTGAGCGCAGAAAACTTCCTGACGTTCTTCGGCGTCCAGCAGGCTAGCCTGCCTCGGGTAACGATCGACGCGGCGCTTACTGTCCCAGCCGTTCTCGCGGCTGTCGCATTCATGTCGCGCACGCTCGCGGCGCTGCCGCGGCACGCATACCGGGACAGCAAGGAAGGCGCCAAGCGCGTCGGGGGCAAGCTTCAGACGGTCGTGAACCGTTCTCCGAACGAAACCATGGGTTCGTTCGTGTTCTGGCAGTGGTTCTGGCAGCAGGTTTTCACCGGCGGCCGAGGACTGGCCTATATTGAGCGTACCGCGCAGGGCATCGACTCGCTGTGGCCGATGGACCCCGCGAAGACGGTCATCAAGCGAGTTGGGTTCCGTACGGTCTATCAGTTCGAAGGCCGAGACTACCCCGCTGAGGACGTCATTGACGTCCCTTTCATGCTACACTCCGATGGCCTGAAGCATTACGGGCCCATCCAGCGCGCTACTAAGGCAATCCAGCTTGCGCTGGCGATGAACGACTACGGCAGCAATTTCTTCGCAGGCGGCGGCGTTCCGCCGCTGGCGCTGAAGGGACCGCTACCCGCTAATGGCGACGCGCTGAAGCGTGCACAGGCCGATATCAAGCGGGCCGTTGATGCCGCAAAAGGCGCCGGGGAATCCGTATTCCCAATCCCGCCTGGATACGATCTATCGCCAGTCGGCCTTGATCCCGCAAAGGGTCAGATGGTTGAGGCTCGCCGCTTTCAAGTGGAAGAAATAGCCCGCGCATGGCAGTTGCCGCCGGTGTTTTTGCAGGACTTGTCCCGCGCCACGTTCAGCAACGCTGAGCAGCAGGACTTGCACCTTGTAAAGCACCTAATCGGCCAATGGGCCAAGGCGCTCGAGGACGAGATCAATCTCAAGTTTTTCGGCAGAAATGGCGGCCGGTACGTCGAACACAATCTAGACGGCCTACTGCGCGGTGACTTCAAGAGCCGCATGGATGGTTACGGCATCGCAATTCAGAACGGCATCAGGACGCCTGATGAGGTTCGCTCGCTTGAGAACTTGCCCGCCAAGGGCGGCGACGCCGACAAGCTGCATATCCAGGGGGCAACTGTGCCTCTTGGATCTCAGAACATTGGTCATAACGGCGGTCCTGCCGCCAACGACAATCAAGAAGACGAGGCGGAAGCCGCATGACGGACATTGAAAAGCGCAGTTACGTCGGCGGTGTAGAGCACCGCGCCGACGACGGCAAGCGCACGCTGGTGGGGTATGCCGCAGTGTTTGAGCGGCTCGCTGACATGGGTGGGTATTTCCAGGAGAAAATTGCTCCCGGAGCTTTTTCCGATGCAATCAAGGGAGATATTCGCGCTCTCGTCGATCACGACACAGGTCGCGTGATTGGTCGCACCAAAAGCGGCACCCTCCGCCTCGCGGAGGACGGCACAGGGCTACGCGTCGAGATCGACGTCCCCAACACGACCGAGGGGAATGATCTTTGGGAGCTCGTCGGGCGCGGTGATATTTCCGGGATGAGTTTCGGTTTCCGAGTAACCAAGGAAACCTGGGACGAGACCGGCGACACTCCCGTTCGTACGATCGAAAAGCTGAACCTACTGGAGGTCTCTGCGGTCGCGTGGCCAGCTTATGAAGACACCACGTTAGCTAAGCGCTCTCTTGAGGCCGCTAGGCACGAGGCGGGCGTGCGTAACAGGGCCGCGGCTGCTCGACGTATAGCTGAAAAACGCGCCGGCATGGAACAAAAGTTTCGGGGCATCCGGCAGGACTGACCCGTAGGCGGCCATCAGGCCGTAGTCACCCGCCTAGGCGGAGGGCCGGACGAACGTCCTGCCATTTTCACCAAACCACCACCACATTTTTGGAGACCAGCATGTCCCTTACGGAACTGCAGGAGAAGCGCGGCCGTCTTGTGACGCAGGCTCGCGAGGCTCTTGACGAAATCACCAAGAACACCGACGAAGCCCGCGCCGCCGAGCTTGCCAAGCGCCACGATGACATTATGGCGGAGTTCGACAAGGTCGAGAAGAATATCGAGCGCGAAGAGCGTCAGGCGGCCATTGAGGCCCGCTTTGAAGAACGCGCCCGCAAGGATCGCGAGAATAAGCGCCCCGTTTCCGACTCTGAATCTCGCGGCCAGGACGACGGTGAGAAAAAGGAATACCGCGAGGTGTTCTACAAGTTCATCGCGTCTGGCGCGGACCTCGGCGAGCTCGACGCCGAAGAGCGTGCGGTCCTGAAGGCTGGCGTCCAGTCGGCCAAGGAATTCCGCATGCAGACGACCGGCACCAACACTGCCGGCGGCTACACGGTTCCGGTCGAGCTCGCCGACTTCATCGTTAAGTCGATGAAGGACTGGGGTCCGATGTACAATGAAGACATCGCGACTGTCATTTCGACTAGCTCTGGCAATCGTATCAACATCCCGACTGTCGATGACACTGGCGTCACGGCCGAGAAGCACACCGAAGGCACCGCGCTGACTGATGACGGCGGTAAGGATGCGGCTTTCGGCCAGAAGGCGCTCGACGCGTACGTCTACGACACCGAGTTCGTTAAGTTCTCGATGGAGCTTGCGCAGGACAGCATTTTCAACATGGAATCGCTGCTCGGCGCCCTCCTTGGCGAGCGTCTTGGTCGTATCGCGAACCGCGAACTGACGATCGGCGACGGCACTGGCGACCCGAATGGCGTCGTCACGGCATCCACGCTTGGGAAGACCGCAACTGCTGCGGCTGCGCTGACGGCTGACGAACTCATCGACCTGCAGCACTCGGTCAACGCGGCTTACCGTCGTTCGCCGAAGACCCGCTGGATGTTCGCTGACCTGACGCTCGCGGCTATCCGCAAGCTCAAGGACTCTGAGAATCGCTACATCTGGACGATGGGCGACATTCAGAAGGGCGAGCCTGGCTCGATTCTTGGCTACCGCTACGAGATTAACGACGACGTCCCGGCGATCGCAGCTTCTGCCAAGCCGGTCATCTTCGGTGATTTCTCGAAGTACTTCGTCCGCAAGGTCGGTTCTCCGGTCATTGGTGTCCTTCGTGAGCGATTCTGGCCGGATCTCGGCATTGCTGGTCTGATCCGCTTCGACGGCGAACTCGGCGACACTGCCGCGGTCAAGCACCTGGTCATGGCTGCCGCCTAAGTTTGGATGGCGGGCTTCGGCCCGCCTTCTTCACCAAGGAGACGACATGAACATCAAGATGTTGGTCGGCCTGTCCGGCAACGAATACTCGCTCGCTCCTGGCGACGAGCACGAATTTCCGAGTGAGGAAGCGGTTCGGCTGATCGACGCTGGTTATGCGGTTCCGGTGGCCGAGGAGAAGGTAGAGCGCGCAGTGGCGCAGCCCGCTCCGGAGCGACGCACCAAAAAGGGCAAGGCTGATGTGGTACCCGCCGAAGGTCACGGTTCAGCCGACTGAACCAATTTCCGTGGAAGAAGCCAAGCGACAGTGCGTTGTGCTTCACAACGACGATGACGCGCTGTTTGGCGCACTGATTGCCGCCGCTCGCGACTACGTCGAAAACTATTGCGGCACGCCGCTGGAGACGCAGACTGTCGAGATAAAGTGCGACGGCTTTTGCGACATGGCCAGGCTGCCAGTCGCGCCGGCGCAGTCAGTAACCTCGATCGAATATGTCGGGACCGATGGCGCAGAGGTGACGCTGCCGACGACAGTTTACGAAGATCGGTTCGATGGTCTTGAGGCTGCAATTGTGCCTGCCTACGGACAGCAGTGGCCGGCCATTCAGATTGGATCACGCATCACGCTGACTGCGGTCGTCGGATATGAGGTTCTGCCCGCATCTGTGCGGCATGCGATGCTGCTCTGGATAGCCGAGGCGTACGAGCAGCGGGAGAACGCGGCGTTGCCTGGCTGGACAGCCTTTGATGCACTCCTCTGCAACCATAGGCGCGGATCCTGACACCGGAGACAGAAATGGCGTGGGTTAGGTTTACGAGACGCTTTGTATGGAGACCGAACCAGGGTGTCAGCATTGTCTTTCGTCCGGACGGCGGACCTAACAAAGATGGCCGATACTCGGTGACGAGAGCTTGTTCGTCTGAAGCGATCAAGGCCGAGGCGGCTATTCCTTCACAGTCACCCAAGAGGAAAAAATGACGGCCGGAAAACTCCGAGAAAAGTTGCATTTTCAGCGACGTGGACCTCCTGAAGAAACAGAATACGGCAATCCACAATCCGGTGAATTTGAAACGGTGTTCACCGCGGCTGCCGAGTTGATTCCGATGAGGGGTAGCGAACCTGTAATCGCCGCTCGTCTTACCGGAGTTCAGCCGTACATTGTGCGTGTCTATAGCACTGCGGAAAGCCGGCTAGTATCGCCCGCATGGAGGGCGGTGGACGCCAGAAACCCTAATCGCATCTTTAATATTACAGCGGCTGCCAATGTCGATCAAAAGAACCGCATGATCGATTTTATGGCTACGCAGGGGGTGGCTACCTAATGGTCATGTCGGCAGAACTGAAGGGAAGGGAAGCCCTGATGCGCCGGCTTAACCAACTAGCCCCGAACGTTGAAAAGTATGCCGGTGAGGCAAAGTTGAGAGCCGCGGAAGAGTTAGCGGAAGAAATTCGTGCCAGAGCCCCAAGGGGAGCTACGCTCGACTATGCCGAAAGCATAGACGGCGACCTTCTCACCAGTCGTCCTGCGCAAGAGCGGGTTGGTGTCAGGTCAACGAAGGATCCTTCGGCAACTGGTATCTTTGCCAACTTCATATGGCGATTTTTGGAGTTCGGAACTGCGCCGCACAACACCGCAAAAGGTGGCGGAACGGTATTGGGTAAGAAGCAGTTGGCGTCAGGGCAGGGGCACCTGCATCCAGGTACGCCGGCCCAGCCGCATATATTTCCAACATACCGAGCCATGCGTCCGAAAATCAGGAAGAGAATTCTCGCTGCGGTTAACAAAGCGGTTCGGGAAGCCCAGGGCAGGAGGTAATCTATGGCAAGCGCCGAGCTTGAATTGCAGGGCGCGGTCAACACTCGATTGCGTGATGATGCGACATTGTCTGCTCTTGTCAACAAACGAGTGTACGACCAGCCACCCTCACCAGTTTCCTACCCATACGTCACGCAAGGCGAAGCGCAGACTATCCGCGACGACGCTACATGCGTTTCAGGTGGACAGGTGTACCTAACGCTCCATGCCTGGTCTCAGGCCGTTGGGTTTCCTGAAGTGAAACGTATCGCAGATGCAGTCGTCGAGGCACTCCATATGGCCCCGATCACTCTTCCCACTAATCGCCTAATTTCCATTCTGCATCAGCGGACAAGAACGTTTCGCGATGCTGATGGCCTAACCAGCCACGCGGTCATTGAATTCGTGGCCAATACCGAAAAGCCGCTGGCGTAGCGCCCGGCCACCACCTCACCACCACATTGGAGACCTGATATGGCAGATGGCCAGCAGCTTGGCCGCCTGTTGCTGATTAAGATCGGCGACGGCGCAGATCCGGAAGTATTCACCAATCTCTGCGGTCTCAAGACGCGCAGTTTCAACATGTCCGCAACTGAAATCGACACCACCATTCCGAGTTGCACGAATCCGGGCGGCCCTGTCCAGAAAACAAGCCGCCCAGGCATTTCGAACCGTACGTTTACGGGTTCTGGTGCCTTTGTCGCTGGCGCCGCAAGTGATGTCTTCATGGGACATGTCCGCGCATCACAGGCGTTCAACGCACAGGTCGTTGTACCTGGAGACGGCACCTACGAGGGCTCTTGGATGGTGACTGACTTCTCGTTCTCTGGTGATGTCGAACCAAACATGGAGTTCAGTGCGACGTTCGTTGCGGCCGACGTACTCGAGTTCACGGCGGAGGCGCCGTAATATGGCTGTAGAGGAGAAGCCATTCCCGCTGGTAGTGAATGAAGCTCGCGGCGAGGTTCCGCTGTGGGTGGCAGACGTCCCGCTAGTACTAGCGGCCGAAACTGGCCGCCTCGCGGCTGTATCCAGCCGACTGCAGTGCAAATCTCTCAACGATCTCTTCGTTCGCCTTTCGGATGTTGAGGCGTCGGCGACCATCGCGGGCATCGAGCTTCTTGCCGTCAAAGGAGAGTGGCTTGAGGCAATCAAAAAGCTCAAGCTAAAGCACTTCGGTGATTGCCGTGCCGCTTTCCTTGCCGTTCTCGCTCACCACTTCGATGGCGAAGACCAGGGAAACGGGGAAGCCACGGTGAAGGCGGCCTAGACAAGGACGAGCCCTTCCCGTGGCGCCAATGGATGCGCATTGGCATCGGCGGATTAGGATGGCGGCCAGCTGATTTCTGGTCGGCTACACTGACCGAGTTCTTTGAGGCTATCAAAGGCCACAATGAAGCGCAGGGCGGTGACGACAGACCGAAGTCAGGGCCTCCAAGCGATAGAGAAATGGCTGATTTGCTTTCCAAGTATGGCTAGGCAACGCCCTACTCGTCGACGTAGGCCTTGATATTTGTCCCATGCCTCCGATTGAAGCTGTCGGTGGACCGTTCATGGGCGTCCAGGATTTCACCTGGAGAAGGTCGACGTTGTTTGTCGACGACTCCCCATGCCATCCAACCCCCGCCAGCGATAACGACGATGCACGCGCACGCGATCAGCGTCTTTAGCAAACCATTCACCACCCACCTCCCGGCCCGCCACCACGCGGGCCCTTCTATTTTAGGACGTTCGCATGGCGACTGACAATACCGATGACCTGATTATCAGTATTTCGACGGATCAGGCCACGCTTCGTCGAAGCATCAGGCGAATCGAGCAAGATGTCGGCACCATGGCTGGCGTTATCAAAAAGCAATTTGATAGTGTCGGAAAATCTATTGACAACTCGCTCACCACGTCGCTGCAAAGCCGCATCAACGCGATGGTGGGTTTGGGTAAAAATGCCACCAAAGAATGGAATGGCGCCCTCGCTGATCAGGGAAAAGAGCTTGAGCGCCTTCGCGCTCGCTACTCACCGCTGTTCAATACCATCAATAACTACAAGATTGCTGTCGCCGACATCAGGCGAGCCCACGCAATCGGCGCGATTTCTTCAAACGAGATGTCTGCCGCCATCCAGAGGGAAAGGCAGGCGGCTCTCGCTGCTACAGCGGCGATAAAGGGGAGAAACGCCGCCCTTGCAGACACGCCTGTCCAGCGTGGTGGCGTTGGCGCCTACAACACCTCAAATATAGCTGCGCAGTTCCAGGACATCGCCGTGACTTCTGCGATGGGCATGAGCCCGCTGCAGATTGCTCTGCAGCAGGGCACGCAATTGTCCATGGTGTTTGAGCAGATGCGAGGTACGGGCCAGAGTGCCGGGGCGGCGCTGCTTAGCGCGTTTACATCTATCATCAGCCCGATTTCGCTTGTGACAATTGGGCTGGTGGCGGGCAGTGCGGCCCTAATCCAATACTTCTCTAGCCTCGACAGTGGCGCGAAAAGCGCTGACGACATCCTTAAGGGTCACGCCGAGACTATCTCCTCCTTGAAGGAGCGGTACGGCGAGGCGGCGGAAGGACTTCGTGAGTACGTTAATGAGGGTATCTCTGGTACGATAGTTGATATTCGAGATCGGCTTGACGATGCCCGTCAGGCAATCATCGACGCGGCTGGAGCCCGCAGTACGTACTCTCCATTCATCGATCCGCTTGCTGGTTCGACAAGCCCCGACGTGGTCAGGGCATACCGTGAGGCCTTTATAGATCTACGAAGATCTATAGCCGAAGGCGAGCCTGACATCCTTAGATTCCGTGATGCGATGGCGCGCATAGCGGAGGATCAGGAAGCTCCTGCGGCAGTCCGAGAACTTGCCAAGGAAATGCGCGAATTCGATCCCGAGGTGGTTAGGCTAGCACGTTCGATACCAGGCTTCATCCAACAGCTTGAGCTTATCGGTGGGACGGCGAACGATCAGATTGCCGGTGTTGCCGCTCTCTCTGATGCTCTCTCGAAATTGGCCGGGATTGCGCCGACCGCACTCTCTGATGTGGAGCGTGCAGCGCAAATCCGAGATAGGGCCCTCTCCGATCCGCGGAATAACACCGAAGCCGCGGTGCGAGAGATCGAGCATGCTTACGAGCAGGCCGTACGACGGTCGAACAACCAAAATCCCACCGTCATAAATTCAGACGGTAACCTTACCAACGTTCCCACTCCAGGCCAAAGACCGATAACTCTGGGTGATGCGCCACCAAGATCAAGGCGCGGGGGAACGCGCGCAACAGCATCGGATAGGTTTGCCTCAGATCTTCAGGGGCTGCGTGATAGAAGCACAGCCCTAGCGCAGGAAATGCAACTCATCGGTTTGTCGAATGAGATGCAAATAAAGCGCAGAACGGCTCTCGACCTTGAGCAAAGCGCATTGCGAGACTTGCGTGAAGAGGCGAGGCGAAAGGGCGAAAGCGACCTGGAGAGCATTCAACTCTCCCCAGAGAAAGTAGCCGCGATTGATGCGGAGGCCTCGGCGTATGCCAAGCAGGCCGAGTCGCTTCGTGTCGCCCAGGAAGCTCACCAAAAGCTAGTGGAGTGGAACGGGCTTGGCAGGGATGTCACCCGCGGTCTCGTGGACGATTTCCTAAATGGTGAGAGCGCCGCCGACGCATTTGCCAGCGCGCTAAGCCGTATTGGTGACGCGCTACTGGACGATGTTCTGGATAGCATTTTCCAGGTGAATAATGCTGCCGGTGGGGGCGGTTGGCTCGGCAACATCCTTGGGTCGATTTTCGGGGGTGGTGGCGGCTTCAAGGCGAACACCACGCTCGGGGCAGTCCTTGGCGCGGTGCCGGGCTTCGCAAGCGGAACCAACTTCGCTCCCGGTGGACTCGCGGTCGTGGGTGAAAAAGGCCCCGAGCTCGTCAACCTACCACGCGGAAGTCAGGTCATTCCGAACCGTTTGACCATGCCGGCCCTGAGATCTCAGGCGTCGGCCAGCAACACTCCATCCTTTACCTACGCTCCGCAGATCGACGCTAGAGGCGCCGATGTTGCGGCCGTGGCCCGCCTTGAGCAGGCGATGGCGAGGGATAGGGCAACGTTTGAGGCGCGTGTGGTTGGGGCGGTGAGCAACGCCAACGCGCGTGGGGTTCGGATGGGAGGAAGTCGGTAGATGGCAATAACCTATCCCATCGACTTCCTGCCCGATTTCCCCGGCTGGACGACCAAATTCGAGCCGATGTTTCGGCAAGAGCAGTCGAGGACGGCGGGCGGCGTCACCTATGTGAAAGACCTCGGGTCACCTCTGTGGCTAGGATCGTGGGTGACCCGCACGCTGTGGCCCAATGAACTGGATGAATGGCGTGCCCGCTTGGATTCGCTGGAAAATGGCCTTCAGACGTTCAAAGGATACCCGCTTTCGCGCTGCTATCCGATTGCCTATCCCAAGACCGCTTACGATGCCCTCGGTGTCGGATCTGTCACGCTTGGGTCGATCGGAACAGACCGAAAAAGCGGTACGCTGGTCGGCTTGCCGGCGGGCTACAAGCTGAGCATCGGTGATTTGATCGAGGTGGCTGGCAGTGGCCTTCACCGCGTCATGGAGGCCGTGACGGCAAGTGGCGCTGGCATCACGCCGGTATTTGAGGTTCGCCCTCACTTCTGGCCTGGAGCTTCGGCCCCGGCAGCAGTGATGCTTATGCGGCCATCCTGCCCAATGCGCATAGTTCCCGGCTCGATCAACTCCGATGCTGACCCGTCTAGCGGGCGCGGCACTATCTCGTTCCAGGCCGTCGAGGCTCGTTAAACCAAGGGGAGAGAAGTCAATGTTTGTCACACAGAATGCGCCGGAAGTTTCGGTAGGTCTATTCAAGAACCACCTTGGCGAGCCGTTGTTTGTAGCATCCGGCATGGTCATTGGAACCGTCGAGGAAGTCTCCAAGATGCTCGATACCTACAAGGAGGGCGAGCCGGATACGCCAGTGAGGAGCAAAGTGATCAAGCTGGAAACGGTGGCTATTCAGAACGCTTTCCACGGTGCCCTTCAGGCTGCTGCGGATATGTCAGGCATAGATTTTAAGGGCCTGGCATCCGATCTGCGTTGGCTTCAGTTTGGAGGTCAACCAACCGCAGCGCAGGACGAGAAGGCTGAGATCCCCGCGTCTCCAAGCCACAAAGGCCACAGCGAGGCCGAATGGAATAAGTATCTAAGCGCCAGAATCAAGGCGTTCGGTCGCTGGATGGAGGGTGAAATCTACGATGGCCCTGACGTCCGGATCGCTAGCGAGATTCGAAAGTTGGACGAGGTCTTCGGCCGTAAAAATCCCTCTCTGGACGAGCCGCTCAAACAGGGCGCCAATGAGAAGAGCGTTGGCTGCAACTGCGGCCGGTGATTTATTTTCCATAAGCAGAATCCCCCTCTGGTTGCGTTGGTGATCCAACCATCCCGAGCGCAAAAAGTCGAGTCCGCCTGCGTGCAGTTTCTCGACTTCCGCTTCCCCGTCGAGGCTCGTTAATGCGACAACTTCCAGCAGCTATCCTGTCGGCTCTTGCCGACAGGCGCCTTGTCGCGCGCGATTTCCTCTGGATCGTGGCGCGCAATCGCTCCACCGGCATGCCTGAATCGGTCGGCTTCTGGTCGGACGTCGGATCGATAACCGCGCCCGTCATCGATCCGGAGACCGGCATTGATGTGGTGCGGCCCTTCCACGGGTCAGGAACGCTGATCAGCGTCGACCCGATCCCGCTTGTCTCGACGATGGAGGTCCAAAACGTCACCGTCCGTATGTCCCAGGTAGACAACCTGGTGCAACAGGCGGTGCGTGACTACGACTGCAAACAGGCGAAGGTCGAAATCTTCCGCGGTCTTTTCTCTCCTGAGAGCCGCACGATGGTCGCACCGGCAGAGCCTCGGTTTGTAGGCTTTGTCGACAAAATCGACATCACGACGCCCTCCGAGAATGAAGACGGCGGCGTGGTTCTGAATTGCGCCTCGCACACCCAGGAAATCCTGCGATCGAACCCCGACACCAGGTCGGATGCCAGCCAACGACTGCGCGATCCGTCTGACAATTTCTATCAGGACACGGCAGTCGTGGGCGATTGGGAACTTTTCTGGGGACGTAAGCAAGGCAAGATCGACACTCAAAAGTCCAGCGACGCGCGGCTTATTCAGAAATCTCTCGGGGCGGCCTGATGGCGGTGCGAGAGGCGAATAAGGCCGACAGGTGGCGGATTATCCGCCTCCTGGAGGAGAGCCATAGCGCGGCTGGCTATACGTTTCCTTTCGAAGCGGCACGAGCCGACAATCTATTCCGGATTCACCTGGAAAGTGACGCGGCGTGCGCCTTCGTCCTCGATGTGGACGGTGTGGCGCAGGGCATATTGCTGGCTGCCGCTTTCGACCATCCATTCGGAGCCGGTCTCTGGGCCAAGGAAACGGTTTGGTACATCGCGCCCGACCACCGCGGCCGCAACGGCATGCGCATGCTCGATGCCTATGAGGCGTGGGCCACATCGAAGGGATGCGACGTGATCAGCATGGCCGCGCTCTCCACCAATGATGTTTCGCGCATCTACGAACGCCGCGGCTATCGCGCGGCTGAAACGCATTTCGTGAAGCCTATCGGCTGATCCCCAAGGACAATCATGGCTATTATTTCGGGCATCGTCGCCGCTGTGACGTCGGTGGTGGGTGCGGTTTCGTCCTTTATCGGCGGCCTTGGCCTGGTCGGCGCTACGCTCCTGAAGGCGGCGGCCGGTATCGGTCTAAACCTCCTGGCGAGCAAGATTGCCGGAAAGCAGGGGCAGGAGCGGGCCTCCTTCTCCGTACAGGGTCGGCTCCAGTCTGGCGGAACCGTACCGCGGTCTATCATCGTCGGGCGTACGGCGACGGCCGGCTCGTTGGTCTATGCCAACACCTGGGGCAGTTCCGGCAAGACGCCGAACGCCTACATCACCCAAGTCATTGCGCTCGCCGACTACCCTGCGAAGTCGCTGACCGGCGTTATCGTCAATGGCCTCTATTGCGAACTCGATCCCGTCGCTCACCCGCAATACGGCAATCCGGTCCTTGAATACCGCAAGGGCGGGAAAGACCACCTCTGGGTAAAGTTCTACGACGGCAACCAGACGGTTGCGGATGGGTTCCTGACGACCTTGGTTTCGTCAACCGAGCGCCCTTATCAGGGAACTCGCGTCGGTCGCGGCATCCCCTACGCGATCTGCACCTCGCGTGTGAATGACGAGCTATTCTCGGGCTTCCCGCAGTTCAAGTTCACTCTCGACGGCGCCCGGCTTTACGATCCTTCGCGAGACGATACACGCGGCGGCGTGGGTCCGCAGCGGATCAATGATCCTTCGACGTGGGGCGGCGATGGCGACCACCTGCCGGTCGTGCAGGCCTATAACCTGCTGCTCGGAATCCGATGGAACAACCAGTGGCTCTACGGTCTGCAGGCGACGAACGCACGTCGCATTCCGGCAGCCCATGCCATCCAACAGATTGCCAAGTGCCGCGCCCTCATAGCCGGCCCTGACGGCAACGAGCAGACCTACCGTTCCGGCGCTGAGGTCCAGGTCGGCGCACCGATCCGCGATGCCCTGGAAGGCATCCTGACGGCAGGGCAGGGCAGGCTTGCCGAGATCGGCGGCGTCTACAAGCCGTACGTCGGAGAGCCTGACGCCCCGGTCATGTTCTTCTCGGACGAAGACATCCTGTCGACCGAGGCGCAGAGCTTCACGCCGTTTTTTGGTCTGTCGGACACGATCAACGGCATCACGGCCACCTATCCGTCGCCTGACAACGGTTGGAATCCTGCTGAGGCTCCGCCGCTCTATAATCCTGGATACGAGGCTGAGGACGGCAATCGTCGCCTTCTCGCCGATGTTGATCTGGATTTCGTGCCCTACAAGGGGCAGGTGCAGCGGCTAATGAAATCGGCGCTGGCTGAGGCCCGCAGAGCCCGCCGGCACACGATCGTCATGCCGCCCCGCTTTTGGGTTCTTGAGCCGGGCGATGTCATCGCCTGGACGAGTGAGCGCAACGGCTACGTCAATAAGCAGTTTCGCGTCGACGGCGTCATCGATCAGCCCAACCTTGACGTGGTGCTGGATGTCACAGAGGTTGACCCGACCGACTACGACTGGGATCAGGACCAGGACTATCGCCCCCCGACGGACGGCTCTCTCGCTCCCGGTTGGCCCGTGCCGCAGCCAATGTATGGCTGGCAGGTCGAACCGGCGATACTCTACGACACGCAGGGCAACCCGCGCAGACCGTCCATTCGAGTATCTTGCGATCCCGATCAGGACGACGTGCGCAATGTCTGGGTGCAGGTCCGGCTGAAGTCGTCGGGCGATGTCGTCTTTGACAGCGACAGCAACACCTATGCGGCTCCGTTTCAGTGGATATTGAACGGCACGTTCCTGCCGAACACCACCTATCAGGTGCGCGGCCAGTTCGTGCCAAAGTCTCCACGCGATGTGGAGTGGTCGGCGTGGCTGGACGTCACAACCCCTGACGTAAAGCTGCTTCCGGGATTGGACTTCGATCCATACAGCGGCGTGGTCGGCTTCGACCAGCTCGGGCAGGATCTGAAGAAGTACCAGGATTGGCTTGGTTCCGGCCTGCGCGACATCGAGGAGACCCTTGAGGAACTCGACGCCAGGGTAGCCGATCAGGAGTTCGGCAACAGCTTTGAGCGCCAGCAACTCCGCGAGCAGCTCAAGGTCACCTATGACACGGTGACGGCCGAGTATGAGCGCAGGGTTGAAGTCCTTGCGGAAGCCGACCACGCCCTGGCCCTTCGGGTTGAAAGCCTCAGTGCCGAGATATTTGACCCAGAAACCGGCCTCCCGGCGGTCTCTACGGCGGTTTCGGCGTTGAGGACTGAGGTTACGGCCATAAACGGCGTCGTGACGGCCGTGGCTGATTCCGTTCTGGAGTTGGACAGCACGGTCGGCAACTTCTCCGCTGAAGGCAAGTTCCGTGTGACGACCGAGGCAACGCCGTCGGGTGCGCTGGCGCGTATCGGGATGAGCGTTGCAGCCACGGGAAGCGGGCAGACATCGTCTGCGGCGATATTCCTTGACGCCATCGCCGGCGGCCTTAGCCGCGTTGCGATCAACGCCGATCAGTTCGTTGTCATCGCGGGCAACGACGTCAGGCGCCCCTTCGTGGTGCAGGGCGGATCAATCTTTGCGAACGAGTTGTTCGTCAACTGGGCGAAGATCACGGACGTTCAGATCGGGTGGGCGGATATCCAGCAGGCCGTCGTCAATAACCTGCAGGTGACGAACGCCAACATTCAGAACCTTACTATCGGGACGGAGAAGCTGCAGCTTTTCGCAATCACTGTGGGCGGCACTATCACCGGCAATTACGGTGGGCAGGCCACCAACGGATGGGTCTCAATCGGGCAGTTGAACGTCGACAATCCTAACCCAGCCCCGGTCTTGATTGACGTCAGTGGGGCGATGAACGGCTCTACGGCGAGCGGCGCGTCCGTTCAGATTGAGTGGCGTCTCATCAACATAACGACCGGTGACGTCATTCACTACGATGTCTTGCAGATCGGCGCCAACGGCAACAGCAGCAGAAACATCGAACGCTTCCGCATAGGCCTGAACAACGCGCAGGGTCTGAACGTCTACCAGGTGCAAGTCAACGTCACAGGCGCCCCGATCGCTGCTGGCGCCAACGCCAACTGCCGCTTCATTCTCTGGAAACGCTGAGGAAATCCATGAACATCAGTCTTGAGGCGCAGCTTCGCGAAGAAGCTGCGCTCGCCTCCATGTTGCGCAATCGCACCCTCATCCTTGCGCAGCAGCTCGTCGAAGTGACGAGCGAGCGCGACCAGCTGCGGGCGGAACTTGAAGCTGCGCGCAAGGAACCCACGAGCAAGAGCCGCACCAAGCCGCAGGAGGTGAACGATGGCACTTCTGAGTGATTACACCTCTGGCACGATCTCGGTTGCGGCCGACGGCACGGCAGTCACCGGCGTTGATACCGGCTGGCTAGCTGCGGGCTTCCGCGAGGGCGATCTGCTGTTTGCAGACGGCTACACCGGCGTGGTGAAGTCCGTCGAGAGCAATACGGCTCTCACGCTCGACCAGCCATGGCGGGGAGGGGCGCTTTCGGGCGCCGCCTACCGCCTGCGCTATCAGAGCGACGGATCGCGGTTCTCCGCCCAGGCGCGAGCCCTGATCGAGATGCTTGGCGGCTCCGGCAATCTGGAGGCCCTTGGCGGTCTTGAGGGTGCCGCGAACATGCTGGCGTACTTCACGGGCGCCGGGCAGATGGGGTTGACGGAACTTACGGCCTTTGCTCGGACCATTCTTGATGACCCGGACGCCGTAGCGGTGCTGAATACGCTGGGATATTCAGAGTTCGTGAGGGGGCTGAGGGCTGCTGCGGATGCTGCGGAGTATCTGGAGGGCCTCGGGTTCTCGCCGTTCATGGCGGGGCTGCGAGATGAGCAGGATGCCGACACGCTGCTGACGGCATTGGGCTTCTCGGATTTTGTCCGAGGATTGAGAGAAGATGCAGATGCGGCGACGTTCCTCACATCTCTCGGCTTCTCCAACTTCATGGCCGGCATGCGGGATGCTGACGCGGCGGGCGCTCGGTTGGACCTTGGCCTCGGCTCGGCGGCACTGAAGAACACCGGAGCGATCGGCGATGCAGTTCCACTGCTCAATGTCGCGAATACGTGGTCTCAGGTCCAATCTCACACAGCGGCAAACGTTAGGTCGGTCAACAATGTTTCCACGCTTCCTCCTCCGGGTGGCGCGCATAATAGTGCGATTTACACTGCTGTCCTTCCGAATCGCGGTGACAGGCAGGCGTTCTTCGGAATCAGAGAGTTCAACAACAACCTCAACGGCATGATTGCCGTCTTCGACCCCGGCGCAAACCCGCAGTGGAAGAACTTCTATTACCGTTCGGACGGTAACGCCTATGCCGAAAATGGTGCTTGGATCGGCGCTTCTGACCGTCGGATCAAGGAGAACATCACTGTCATTGAGGATCCCCTCAGCGCTCTAGACAAGCTCACCGGCTGCACCTGGACGCGCAAGGACACCGGCGCATTCGGCGTAGGCATCATAGCCCAGGACGCGGAAGAGGCGGTACCTGGCAGTGCATTGGTCACCGGCAATACGGTCCTCCCCGATGGGACAGTTGTCGAGGACGCACTGGCACTCGACACGGCTGGCGTCGGAGTAGCTGTCCTAGTCGAGGCGGTGAAAGCGTTGAAGGGGCAGGTCACACAGCTGCAGGCCTGCGTTGATCAACTAGAGGCGGCAGCAGCTTGA